ACAAAGTTTGGATTTCAAGAATGGGTGAAACAGATGTTGATGGTTTAAGAGTTGTATCTCAACAACCTCATTTAGGTGTATTGTTTAAATCACAAAACAATAGAACATGGACAGCAGTACAATCAGAGGATTTAAAATTTACTTTGAAAAGAGCAGAATTTAATACATCAGCTGCAGGTGATGTTACTTTACAAAATTTACCTATTGGAACAACAATTACAAATGAGTTAGGCGAAACTGTATATGGTAAACTACTAAAACCAAATTCTTTAATAATGACAAATAGTTCAACTGTATTAAAAGTTAAACATATAGATCACGGTATGTATCAAACATCTAATAATGTTAGAATTACAGGCGTGTCTTCGGATATTGCTACAACACTTAAAACTAGTATTGGTGCAGATGCAACTTCATTAGAGCTTACATCAGCAAGTAATTTCCCAACAGGAAGTATTACAATAAAAATTAATAATGAAATTATTACTGGTTCACTATCTGGTACAACATTATCATCTTTAACAAGAGGTGTAGGTGGTTCAACTGCAGCTAGTCACACTGCTTCTGATAAACTAGACTTATATCAAATTTTAGGAACACCATTAACAGAAATTAATAAAATTCATAATGCAATTGCAAACATTGGTATTGATAGTTACACAATCACATTATCAACTGCTCCAACAATTAGTGGTGGTTCAACAACTGCTGAAGTTGGTGGAATTGGTATATATGCTTCTGAAAATTATAGATACGAAGTTGGTAAAACATTAATTGGTAATATGGAATTACCAAACACATCTATTACTACAACACTTAGAAATACAACAGGTAGATCACCAAGTGGTACTGAATCATCATTTGTAACTTCTACACTTGCAAATGCAGTTAAAATTCCTTTTAACGAAAATCATAAATTTGAAGTGTCAAACATAGTTGCCTCAGATGTAAATGAAACAAATGAATTAGCAGGTGCTAAATCATTATTCATTCCTATTAAATTAGGAAGTACTAATACAAACATATCACCTGTATTAGATTTAGATAGATCAACTTTTGTGGCAGTAGGAAATAGAATTAATAATATTGATAGTTCTTCAGATGTTTTCCCAACAACTGATTACAAAGATTCACTACAACCAGAAGGTGATCAAAACGCATTTATTTACATAACTAAAAAAGTTGCATTAGAAAATTCTGCAACTGCATTGAAAGTTATTTTCTCAGGTCATAAACCACAAAGTGCTGAAATTAAAGTTTTATTTAAAATTTTAAGATCAGATGACGCTTCAGATTTTGACGAATTAGGTTATGAATTTTTTAACACAACAGGTGACCCCGATATTGCAACAGGTGCTTCTTTGGATGATCAAGATTTTCAAGAATATGTATTTACTGCTGGAGTTACCGATGATGGTATCGGAGTACCATTACCAGAATTTATTCAATTTGCAATTAAAATAGTAGGACAAGGAACAGACGCAACTCAAATACCTAGAATTAAAGACTTTAGAGCAATTGCGTTGGCAACATAAACATGAGTACATTTTTAAAAGTAGAGGGACATTCAGATTTAGTAAGAGATACTAATTCAGGTGCTGTTATTAATACTAACAGGTCTGCATATATAATGGCAAAAAAAAGAAGTCATGAAGCAACAAGACATAAAGATCAAATGAGATCAGTTGTAAGAGAAATAAATACTTTAAAATGTGAAATGCATGATATTAAAAACTTATTAAAAAGAATGGTAGAGAACAATGGCAATTAGATCGTCACAGGTAACAAATGCTGGAACAATTGAACAACTAAGACAAGAGTTTAATAATCTTGTTACAGATGTTAGCGGACTAGAGGCAGGTCAATTAAACTTTGATACCATTGCAGTAACATCATTGTCAGTAGGAGATATTTCAATCTCTGGTGATTTCAATGTTACTACACTAACACCATCATCACTAACAGTAAAAGGTGATAGAATAGAATTTGAGGGAACAGGAGCAGATGATGCTTTTGAGACAACTTTAATTATAACAAATCCAACTGCCGACAGATCAATTACATTTAAAGATCAGTCTGGTATAGTCGCATACACAGGTGACTTAGGATTTACAAACTCAACTGTAACAACACACCCTGCAGCTGCAGGTGATGTTGATCTTGCGGGTGGGGAAACACCATTTGACTTAGGGGCGACAGATGCATTCGGAATTGCGTTATCGTCTAATCTATATGATATGAATGAACCAAAAGGCCTGACAACTACTGTAGAAATAGGGACAGGTACAGGTATATAAGGATTATAAATAAGAATATAACAATACAATAGGAGTATAAGAAAATGCCAACAGTACTACAATTTAGAAGAGGTACTACATCGCAGAATAACTCATTCACAGGCGCGCTAGGTGAAATTACTTACGATACAGATAAAGACGTATTGCGAGTACATGACGGTAGTACGGCTGGTGGATTTTCAATGGTCTCTGCATCAAGTACCGACACATTTACAAACAAAACTTTAACAAGTCCAAATATCACTACAGCGATTCTTCCAACTAGCGCAGACGGAGCAACGATAGGTAGTGCAACAAAAGAATTTTCAGACTTGTTTTTAGCTGATGCTGGAACAATCCAATTAGGTAACGATCAAGACGTTGTTATAACACACGTTGCAGATTCAGGTTTTACAATTAAAAATACAAATACTGCTGATAACAGTACAGCACTAATCACTATTCAAACTGGTGAGACTGATATTCAAGCAGATGATATTATTGGACAAATAGATTTCCAAGCACCAGATGAATCTCAAGGAACAGACGCAGTTTTAGTTGCGGCAGGTTTACTTGCTAAATCAGAAGGTGAGTTCAGTACATCAAATAACGCAACATCATTGATTTTCAAAACAGGTGCTTCAGAAACAGCAACTGAAAAAGTTGCAGTAAGATCAAATGGTGATGTAAGAATATTAACAGATGCAGCGACACTTGCAATGGGTGCTGATCAAGATGTAACAATTAAACATGTTGCAGACTCTGGTCTAACACTTAAAAATAGTGCAACTGCTGATGACAAACCATTTACACTTACTATTCAGACAGGTGAAACAGATATTGCGGCAGATGACGTTCTTGGTGCAATTCAATTCCAAGCACCAGATGAAGGTACAGGTACAGATGCGATTACAGTTGCAGCTGCTATTAAAGCAGTATCGGAAGGTGACTTCTCTGCTTCTAGTAACGCAACTAAGATTTCATTCTTATGTGGAAATTCAGAAGCTGCTACAGAAAAAGCAAAAATCGTAGGTTCAACTGGTAAGTTTCACGCAACACCAGATAGTATTCTATTGATTAAAAACTCTTCTGGTTCTACTTTGAAAACTGTAAACGGACACGCAGCCATTTAATGGTTGACAATTGGTTAAAAATATAGTATAAAGGAAAGATAATGACAGCAAGAACACCGTTATATTACACTTCAGATAGTTTAGTTGAAATGACTTCAGCAGAACTTGTCGAATGGCAAAGACAAGCGATCTTCCAATATGCTTCAGATGAATCTGTAGTATTGACAGTAAATGCTGGTAATGGTAATATCGGTACAACGATGAATGACACTAGATTCAGATCATCGGCTGCAACACAACAAAACTCATCACACGCTACACCAGGTGCTCTTGATACAGTGACAACTGCTTTCAATCACATTGTACAAACAGTAACTAACCCAAGTGTAACAGGTGATACAGATAATGTGTTGTTTCCTGTTTATTGGGATAACTCTTCAGGTTCAATTTTGGCAATGTCTGAAACAGATTTTGCTGATACATTTATTAAACCTGCTTTAGTTTTAATGCAAGCTTCTTCAGAAGCAACTGCTGGAGATTATGGTGGAACATACACAATTTCTACAGGAACATCTTTATCAAATCACACTAACGTTTCTACAACTGCTGTATTTGTAGATACAATTGCTGTACCTGGTTCTTATAGTTCAGGTCAGATTGGTTCATCAGGTAGTTACCAAGATCATAACTCAACAGTAAATAGTTATTATTTACATGTTAGAGACGGAGTTGATAACACACCTGCAAGAACACCTTTACATGCTGATACTTCAGGTAACTTAAATGAATATGCAGCTGCAACATTTAAAGGTTATCTTAAAGAATATATGAAAGACTTAGCGGCTTCAGATGATGTTGCCTCTGGTCATAATATTAGATTTAATATTAATGGTTCTGGTAACTCTAGAGGAACGGCAATGGTTGATTCTAAGTTAGATGGTTCAGGCACTGACACAAACAGATTTGTAGGTGGTGATGATTATAGATCACAAAAATTCCCTAGTGGTTCTTCATCTACTGTTAGTACATACAATTTTAAAATGAATTTGGAATAATAATTAAATTATTAGGAGTATATTATGAAAAATGTTAAGACCCAAGATGGCGTCAGCCATGAAGTTACTACACCCGTAGTCAAAACACCACAAAAAAATATTGCTAATTATGCTAATGAAGATTCAACTATTTCAAATCTTACAAAAGAAACATTTGTTAGAGCAGAGTTTGTTGACAATGATAGAACAGTAGTAAAAATTTATTGGAATAACCCAGAAGGTCATGGTAACCCAGACGCAGAGTTAGATCACTTCACAGTTAATTTAGAAGATAAAACCTCTGATGGTAAAGAGCATCCTTACATTACAAAACTTTTTGATTTAACCGATCTTGATGAAATGCATGAGAATACTTGGAAAAGAATTAAACAAGAGCAAAAGATGTGGAGAGAATTTGCTATTAAGATTGCAAAAGATGACGGTTTAATTATTGACCCTATTGCATATTACGATAGTGATACACAATCAGCAAAATTAGATACTAAGTTTTTTGGACAAACATTACAATTATTGTTTGAAGATTTTGATGTAGAAAAACAAAAGGAAGATTTGTTTATTATTAAATTAGCTGCATTTGAATTAGATATGGTTAAGTCATCTAACGATAGAGAAAGAAAAACAAAACTTAGAAAAGCAAAAACACCTCTTGAAGTATTAACTATTTTACTTGAAATGAAAGAGTTATCAGAAATACCTGTTTAAGAATCTAATATATCAAATACTTTATCAAAATCTTTTGTAATAACATGTAAGAGATAAGAATATTTTATCTTTGATTTTACTGTATCTGTTAATATTAATTCATGCCAATGTGGGGGAAGATTAACAGTTGGTATGTTATATCTATCTAACATAAAAGAAATAATAATTTCATTATTATAAAAATATCTATCATCAATATGTTTAATACTGTCAATTAATTTTTTACAATGATCTAATCTTTCAGAAAACTTTAATTGATCTCTTGATATTGCACTACCACCAAATGTACCTGTGTTTGCAATAACATCATTCCATTTAGTTACACCATCTGATTTCATCATGTCTTTTTTTTGTTGACCTTTTATTAACCAATGATATTGATCTAATTCTTCTTTTTGTTTTTCAAAATCTTTTGATTTAGTTCTAATATGAAAATCAGTAATTGACTCAGTTTTAGTTTTAAGTCCTATGCGTTCATTAAAATCGTCAACAGGCAACAAATGGGTAACCACTTTATCAAAGTCAAACTTGGAAAATATATTAATGTTGGTGTTAGGAATAATATCAAAGTCAAGATATAATACTCTGTCATAGTCATCGCAAAACTTTTCCCATTGTTGAAGTTTATACACATTTAAATTATCATAGTCAGTAGAGTCTGGTGTTAGTAATTTAAAATCTGCATTACACAGATCAGCATAATTTTTTAAACCATTTCTTAATCTAGTAAAATGTTTTTTAAATTGTTCTTGATTGTGTGTTCTTTTTTTTGTAGTGTCAGTAACACTAGTGTAAATGCTAAATATTAGATCGTTCATATGCTCGCCAACAATAATCAAATTCTTTATTAATTGCATGAATTATTTTTGTATCTTTAGGAATATGTAATTCCGTATCATAAAAGTAATGCCACTTTCTATCTAACCACTGAACAGGTACTTCATTCGATACAATTTTATATGAGAATATAGTTTCGTTATCAAATCCAAATGTATCTGTTATATTTTTAGGATACATACAATCTGATTTATATTCGTCTGATCTTAGATAATGCATTATATCATAAGTTGTTTTAATGTCATGAAAAAAACCTAGTCTTTCTAAATGTTCTTTTGTTGCACCAATAATTCCTGTATTAACAACATTACATTGAGGGTCTTGATCTGTTTCTTCTAACATTGCCATTGCATTAAAATATTTTGCAGAGGGTGATCTGATTGTTCCTTTAATATCAAAAAGTGTTTGACCACTTTGTCGTATCTCTTTATTATTATGCATGATCGCTAGACCTGCTCTTAAATCCCATACATCAAAGAAAGATTCATTTGTCATTGGAATAGTATCAAAATCTAAGTACAACACTTCATCGTATTTGTTTGCAAGTTCATAAAGTAAATGTATCTTATATTCATTAATCATATTGTAAGTTGTAATAAAAGGAAAGTTTTGTTTATACAAATTTTGCATATGTTCAAATTGTGAATCATATTCGAATAGTTTAAAATCTGCACCAATAGACTCTGCATATTTTCTTTTACATTCAACAAGTTTGTCATAATGTAATTTCAATTTATTTTTTGTATTGATATTTGTAGGGGTTTGACCCTCTTTGATTATATCTTTATCAAAGAAATCTAACTCTTTTTCAGGTATATCGATATATATGGTGTAAATAACTCTTGACATCTAAGTTCCATTCTGGTATTATAAATATGTTATATAGTATAATATTTAGGATGGTTTGTCAATGGTTATTTTAATTACAGGTGATAAAGGATTTATTGGTTCATATTTAAAGCAATCACTAATTAGTGATGGTCATATTGTTTTAGGATATGATTTTAAAGATGATTACGATGTTGGTACTGTCGGTGAAGACGTTATTAAAAAGGTTAATAAAGTTGTTCACTTAGCTGCATACGCAGATGTTCGGGCAAGTATGAAAGACCCCAACTTATGGTATGAAAATAATGTAATGAAAACTAATCATCTTTTTAGATTATGTAAGAAGTTTAATACACAATGTATATATGCTTCATCGTCATGCGTTAAAGAATGGTGGAAGTCCCCATACGGTACTTCTAAAAAAGTAATGGAAGACATGGCAAATGTTTATGGAAGATTTGTTGGTTTAAGATTTTCTAATGTTTATGGTGATGGTGCAAGAGACTCAATGTTACTTCCATTATTACTAAAAGGAAAACTTAAATATTCTACTAATCATACTAGAGACTTTGTACATGTTAATGATGTTGTAGATGCAATTAAGTTATTTTTACACATGGACAATTTTGATAAACTTGATAATTTAATTTATAATGTAGGCACAGGAAAAGGAAGAAAAGTATCTGATCTTGTAAAACAATATGGATATGATGTGCCAATCAAGGATGGTGACCCATCTGAAATGGAAGATAACACGGCAGATAACGCTAATCTCTTAAAATTAGGGTGGTCGCCAAATGAGGATTTAGATAAATACTTAAAAGGAAAATTAAATGGCAACACCAACTACAAAGAGTACATTCAAAGATTACTGCCTAAGAAACTTAGGATTTGGAGTAATTGACATCAATGTATCAGACGATCAAGTAGATGATCGTATTGATGAAGCATTACAATACTTTTCAACATATCATTTTGATCAAGTTGAAAAAATGTATTTAAAATACGAAATTACAGCAGACGATATAACTAGAGCAAGAGGTAACACAACAACTTTAGCAACAGACATTGTTGATACTTCGGTTACTGCATCATTTAAAGAAGGTAATAATTTTATACCTATGCCAAGTACTATTCTTTCAGTAGTACAAGTTTTTCCAATGGACAACGCAGCGTCTTCTAATATGTTTGATATTAAATATCAAATGAGACTAAACGATCTTTACGATTTTTCATCCACATCAATGATACATTATGAAATGACAATGCAACATCTAGATTATATTTCACATATTCTAGTAGGACAAACACCTCTAAGATTTTCTGAACATCAATCAAGATTATATCTTGACATGGATTGGGAAGCAGTTTCAGCAGGTGAATTTTTAATTATTGAATGTTATAGAAAACTAGACCCAACATCTTATACTGATATTTACAACAATATACATTTAAAAAGATATGCGTCTGCATTAATCAAAAAACAATGGGGTTCCAACTTAAACAAATTTCAAAATGTTCAATTACTTGGTGGGGTCACAATGAATGGTGATCAGATTTACCAACAAGCAACAGACGAAATTAGAGAGATAGAACAATATATTGATAATCATCAATACCCAGACATGATAATTAAAGGATAACCATGGCTGTCAACAGTGCATTTAAAACATCAGGTCTTGCTGCATCGACAAGTGAACAGGATTTATACTCTAATCTAATTAGAGAGTCAATTCAAATTCACGGTCATGATGTTAATTATATGGATAGAACATTGCAAGCCAGAGACGATATTTTTGGCGAAGACTCTCTTTCAAAGTTTGAAAAACAACAAACTATTGAAATGTATGTTGAAGATGCAGAAGGTGGTTATCAAGGAGAAAAAGAATTAATACAACAATTCGGTTTAGAGAATAGAAACGAAATTACATTTGTTGTACATAGAAAAAGATTTGACGATGTTGCTCATCAACTAGATTTAGAAAGTGGAACAGACACTACTGAAGGTTCAGTCCTATTAGAGTCAGGTACACTTGCACAACATCGTTTCGGAGTACAGTCAGCAACTTTTGATTCAGCGTATTTAAGAAACGAAGATGCTACTTTAGGAACATATAACAACAGACCTAAAGAAGGTGATTTAGTATTTCATCCTGTACTTAATAAGTTATTTGAAGTTTCATTCGTAGATCACGATGAACCATTTCATCAATTAGATAACAACCCTGTTTACAAATTAAGATGTAAACAATTTGAATATAGTTCAGAAGAATTAAATACAGGTGTTGCAAATATTGATGCGATTGAAGATGCGTTAACTCAAGATGTTCTAAATCATCAATTCACTCTTGAGACAACTTCTACATACAACGAAAGTGTATCACTTGAGTTCTTTACAAACGGAACATATACAGACTCGTTATTAATGGAAGACAACGATACTGTAGTTATGGAAGATGATAATTCATCGGTTGGTGAAAACATACTTCTAGAAAATCCTGCTGACTCAGGTGACGATAGCTACTTATTAACGGAAGACTATATAGTAGGGGATATGTCAACAGACAAGACAGCTCAAAACGAGTTGTTTGATGAACAAGATGATACAATATTAGATTTCACTGAAAGAAACCCATTCGGTGATGCTGGAGAATTATAATGTTAGGACAACAATTTTATCACGAAACAATAAGACGAATGGTAGTGACATTCGGTACGATATTTAATAATATCAACCTTGTTAGAAAAGATAACAACGGAAATATTATTCAAAAGATGAAGGTGCCATTAGCATATGGCCCAAAACAAAAATTTTTAGTTAGACTAGACCAAGATGCAAACTTAGATTCTAAAGTTGCAATTACATTGCCAAGATTAGGATTTGAATTACAAAACTTAGCATATGACCCTGCTAGAAAATTAAACAGAGTTCAAAAGTTTAAGAAACAAAAAGGTGCATCAACAAAATTAATTGATAGTCAATACATGCC